AACCAATACAACAATCTTTTCTCAGAGCGCCGTAAACGACGCTCTACTTGTCATGTCGTTTTTGTGATAGTAACTTTTCCACGTCATCTTGAAATTGGGACTTGACTTTTAATAGTTAGTCTTCGTTTACAATGCTTTTGATGTACTCCTGAAGGGACTTGCCGCCGATGAGGATATCACCGCCCACAGACAGATTCCCGTCTGTGTGAATGTCCCAAGCCGTATCAAGAAGATTCGGCTTTTCCACATACTTGCCAAGGCCCATGGAGTTGAGAGGGCCACACCGGTGCATGTACACACTGTCTGTAGGGATCGTTACAGTTGTGCTTGCGGTACCACCGACATAGTCGATAGCCATGACCTGCACCTCGTATGTGGTTTTTTCGGAAAATGTTCCGAGAAGCGGTGCGGAAGAAACAGCATCCGTGCTGAGATATTCTGCGCCTAACAGATCTTCCCACTCGTCAGGCCACTGCGTTGCCGCCCCAGTTTTATACCGATACTGGATTGCACAGAAATTCTTCTGCACATCAGCATCTTTCACCGGACTATAGCTTCTCTTTGCCTTGATCAGCAGGTATGTACCGGAGTCTGTGATATTTCCGTCCTCATCGCACCGCTCTACGGACACATTCAGGAGTTTGGGGTTGGCATAGGGGATGACGGAGATCTCATCCTCGACGATCCCTTCGAAGCCCCTGGAGTCCACGGCCCGGCCTACAACGGAAACCTTTCCGGATGTGGATAGGTATTCGGAAGTGTAGTCCTCCTCTTCACCGTAGGTTTTTCCGTTGATGGTCATATCAATACTGCCGTGCTGTGCATCATACTGATATTCGGCTGTAATCTCTGCCTTCACCCGGCTGCGGCCCTGCAGGTACAGCCCATCGAATCTTGCCGGAAGATTGCCCACCGGAGTTAGGGTCATGTGTGTCGTAGGCTTCACGGTGTCCGGGATCGTGACCATACACTCCACAGTATCTGCGTCACCAACCTGGGTAACACCCTCGCTATCCGCATAGGTGAAGAGTGAAACCACCATTGTGCCTTCTTTGCTGTCCACAATCTGTCGAGCTGCCTCCAAGGGAAGCTGTTGGTCATAGGTGTATTGGGTCGCGTCTAAATGAACGATAGAGGACTCGCCTTCCCATTCTCCGATCCGGTAAACCACCTTGTAATAGAAAACGGCAGATAACGGAATCCAAGTTACAGTACAAACTTGACCTAGTGTAGTACCGGTGATGGCCTTGATGGAAGATGCTCTTGGGATCGTATCGAGCTCTACCTCTGCGCTGCCACCGGTTGTATGCGAAGCAAAAGATGTACCGGAAGGACCAGTGACGGAACCCGTGATATTGACAGTTTTTGTTCCGTCGTCGTCGTGATTGATCCCGGTGACCTGCTTTTCGTATAACAGTACCCAGTCCTTCAGAACGGATTTGCGGACACTGCCTGTTACGAGAGAGCCGTTAACTTCCAGACTATATTTCCATGATCCGGTTGTGCTTTCGTTTAAGTTTGAACTGTGGTGATCCTTCCGGACATATAGGCTAACAGTGACATCGGAGCTGTTCAGGTTGTTGTCGGCTACAGAAGACCACTCAACCTTACTCTCGATATATCTGCCGGAGTCGCTAGACATGGGAAATAGAATTGTTCCGGTTGCCATTGTTAACCACCTCCCAACCACTTGGTTACGACACTGTTGTCCGGCAGGACAATGTCCTTAAAGCCGCCATGCTTGAGTGTGCCGGTGATCTCCGCATGGGTGATGTAGAGTTTGTAGTCGCTGATGTACGCCGTTTCTACGCCGTTGGAGTCAAAGAAAGACACCTTCTCCGATGTGAACTGCGCAAACTTGTTGAACACTTCAACTCCATCAACCTCATTTCGCTGTCCGATCTCCAGGCCGAACACCGGAACACCGGCTGCGTCATAGAACAGAAGACCGGACTTGATGTGAGCGCTGGCAAGGATCGAGCTATTCTTGATAGACCCAATATCGGAGATAATCGTCTGCATATCTGTGTAGAACTGCTCGACAGCCTGGGAGTTTACACTGATTGCGGCTGTGGTGTTCTCCACAAACTTTGCAGATCCCTCCGGGAATGTTGCCTCTGCCACATACTCACCGCTCAATTCGAGCAGCTCGTTAATCTCTTGGTAGTATGCATTGACGATATCCGCAGACTTAATGATGAGACCCTTGATGCTGTTAAAGTTGCTGACCGGGTCGTTGCCGGTCTCTTGGGCCGCAGAAGCCGCTGTGCTGCGCTTTTCCGCAGGTTGTGCGCTGATACTGTCTATATTGTTAAGCGCCCAGTTGAGCTGTTCCACAAGGCCGTACATGTAGTCCTGCAGTTGCAGGAGCTTGCCTGCCTCTGTGGGGGCTGTGATTTTTGGCAGCCGGAAGTTTACACTCATGCCAGCTCACTCCCTTGCTCAATGGTCTTGGTGATGGAGTAGATCTTCGCCGCTCCAACACCCTCGATCCGCAGGCGCATGTGGTCGCACCGCTTCGGACGGATAGGGATGGAGAAGCTGCGCAGGTTCGTTCCGACAAGAACGCACTGGCACTCCCAGGCATCGTCCATGTCATACTGCGCATAGATTCGCACCTCGGAGCCTACATCCATGGACATTCGAAGGGTGATCCGGGAGATGTACTTCATATCCGGAGAGGAGATGCCAATTTCGCCGGTCTCTGCTGCCCATTCAACCAATTCTTCGCCCTGGGTACCGGTGCCGAGCATGGTCACGATGCGGCCATCACTAATGGCATACATCTCCCCCCTGCAGGAGCAGAAGCACTCAGCCCGGAAGTCATCCTCCCGGTGCCACATACCCTTGGCGGTGTCGTATACAAACAAATGCGCAGAGCCGTCTCCTTCTCTCATGGAGATGTAGTACTTATTCCCATGTGCGCCGCCCACAGCTTCTCCGTAGGCTGCGTTGCCCATGGCATAGGACACCTCGGTGGGGAGAGATCCATCGTAGGCGCAAACGCCGCTCCTGGCCTTGTAGAACAGGGTCTCGTTGACGATAGCCAGGCTCTTCTCGCAGCCCTCCTGTACACCACGGCAGGCGGTGTCCTGAATTTGGAAGTTCGCAGGGTAGTTTCCATATACCTTGTGAACACAATTTTCTTTGAAGAACAGAGGATGCCCCAAGTGCGTAATCGCACCGGTGAACTGGCCGTCGGTACCGCAGGACACGGTGTAGCTGTCTGTAGACAGACCCATAAAGCAGCGCCAGTTCTTAAAGTCACCCAATTTGGAGGCGTAGATCTCGTTGACTACCTCTCCGTTGGCAGCAACACCATATCTACATCCCCACAGCCGGTTGCCGGCCTCGGTGACGAAGTCCATGTTGGGCATGCGCCGATCTACGCAGATCACGCCGTCCTCGGCGGTCTGTGTTGTCTCTGCGTCCAGGATGCCGGTCACGATGATGTTGTCGTCATCTTTTGCCCAAATGACCATGGAGGCATTCAGATCCTGCAGGCCGGGTGCTGTGATACCGGAAATGTCCACACCATCGTACTGATTGAAGCCCACGCCGATGCCGGTGCAATGGATCTTGATATAGGTGGTAGGCACCTGGACCCAGGTTGCCGCCGATTTGGAGTACTGCTTCAGTGCATGCGGATTGGAGGATGTGTCGACCCACAGGTCGATGTCGCCGTCCTTCTCCGGCTTTGCAGGCTCACTGGGAGAGGAGATCGTCCCCTCGTACTCGGAGCCTTCAATTGTACACAGTGAAAAGGTCACATCCTGGCCGGACTCCTTGTTGTCGAAGTGGGCATCGATGCTTCCGGTACCATCATCCACATTAAATGTCCCATTATCTCCCCAGCATTGGGTGTTGATCCACTTGCGGTCCGGGAGAATGATGACATAAGCACCCATGGAAACAAGCTGCTTGGGTTCATCATTCAGCCCCATCTCGATGGGGTATTCGTTGATGACAAACTTGGTGCCGTCCACATAGCACAAGGCGTCCTTCGCAATGAGGCCGGTGGGATGGTCAGGCGTTGCATAAATGCCCCTTTTACCTCTCGGAGAGAGAACCGGGTAGTAATCGGAGGTCATGTTCTTCATATCAAAGAATTCACCCTCACCGATACGCAGATTGTGGTTGTAGCCTTTGAAAACATCCACCATTTGGCGGCCGTTCTCTTTGGTATATAGCGTAGGATATTTCATCCTATATCCCCCCTCTTAGAACAGGAATCGCCTGCCGCGAATTACAGGCAAATGGTTTCGTGTATAATAGGCTTGGTATGCTTCATAAGCCGTATTGAACATAATGATCGCATTGTTGTACTTATCGTACTCGCCGTTGTAGTAGTGGATCTGGGCCTCCAGCCACCGCAGATATATCTCGTCATGGGGAGCCGGAACAAGCAACTCGGTCTGTTTGTCCGTGTTGTCATCATATCCGGTAAAGGTAACTTCCTCCGCGCCCTCATGGGTATCAATGATCTGCTTCTTCACCATACTGTCCAGCCTGGACAACCATTCCACTTTGTCCGACTGCTCGTAGGTATTAAAAATCAGGGCATCCAGCCTGCTGATAGCCTGATTAATCTTCATTGGTATTCCCTCCTATCCAAAAAAGGGGAGCCGTGAAGCTCCCCTTTGGTTACTTGGATGCTTCTGCCAGCATCTTATCCACCGTTTCATCCAGGCGCTGCTTGGCGCGCTGGGAACGGTAATATTCATCTGCCACAAACTTGGGGACCTTGGAGGTCTTGCCCTTGGGCAGCACATAGAGCACACCATTGACGGAAATAACCTGGTTGGGTTCGTCATTGGCATAGCCCTTTTCCACAAAGAGTTCCACGCGCTCTTCGGCAGGTGCAGCGGCCTTTGTGGTCTTGGCGGTTTCATTAGCCATAGTAAATTCCTCCTAATAATTGAGAGGGGCAGGGCTCATTGCTCCGCCCCTCCTGTTTTCTTAGTTGGCTTCGTCGGTTGCGCTGAAGCTGGAGCAGCTCATGACGCGCAGGAGACGCTCGGTGTACAGGATGGTAGCACCGTTGGTCTCGAACTTGTAGCCGATGGTGCTGAACTGATTCAGAGGACCGCCGATCTGGCTCTTGTCCTTAACGATCATCTCAGCAGCGCCGCCCTCGGGATCGATGATGCCGAAGGCATCCTTACCGAAGAAGTAAGTAGCATAGGTCACGGTGCCGGCCTTGTTGACATATTCACCACCCAGGATGGGGGCGAACACATTCTCGATGAAGCGGCAGCCATGCAGCTCACCGATCTCACCATTGAAGATCTCGGAGGTTGCCGCATACTTGTGGGCCTCGATCCAGGCATCGCTCTTACGCAGGTCATAGGCCACACTGGGGTGGATGACGGCGTAATACTTGCCGTTGATGGTGGGAACGCGGTTCTTCTTCATGATGGTCACGGCCTTGGCAACGGAATCGGGGGTCAGCACAGCCATAACGGTTGTGGAAGCCTCCATCAGGTTGCAGGCGGTGGGGGTTGCGCCAGACACAACACCGGTAGCCAGGGTGATGTTGTCACAGTACATGACATTGGTGTTGACCAGCAGGGCATCGCGGATCAGGGTCTCCTGGGTTTCAGCCATGGAAGCACCCATTTCCTCGGTAGCGCCCAGGATAACATCATCGTAGGCGCGCAGCTCCAGCTTGTCGGACACGGCAGCATAGGTACCGTACTGGTTGATGGCACCGGTCTTGGAGCTCATGCCGAACTTCTGGCCGGTGGGGATAACACCTTCCTGCAGCTGGCCTGCCTTGGCGAAGGTGTTCCACTTGCGCCACTCCACGGTAGTGCCGTGGTTAGCAGGCAGATGCTGCTTCTTGGCGAACTGTGCATAGAACATCTCAACGCGAGCATTTTCC